CCTCGCACAGAGAAGGGTGAGCTGATCTGTCCAGAGCGTTTCGGGCCCGATGAAGTTGCAGATCTCAAGCGACTGCTTGGCGTTTATGGAACCGCCGGTCAGCTCCAGCAAGATCCGAACCCAGCCGAGGGTGGCATACTCAAGACGGATTACATCGAGATGTGGCCTTGCACCAAAGGATTGCCACCCTTCGAGTACATACTGCAAAGCTATGACTGCGCCTTCACAGAGAAGACTACCGGCGACCCCACAGCGTGCAGCACCTGGGCGATCTTCACTCATGCAGGCCAGCACCACGTTATGCTGATTGATGCGTGGGATGAGCACCTTAGCTATCCAGATCTGCGAGAGCGCGCGATCAAGGACTGGAACACTGAATACGGAGGCATGACAAAAGACAGTCAGTTCTCTAGACCTCGACGCGCAGATAGAATTCTGGTTGAGGCTAAGGCTTCGGGCCAGTCATTGCTGCAAGACCTGAGATTGGCCAAAGTACCGGCTATCGGATACAACCCAGGCAATGCCGACAAGGTCAGCCGTGCTCACCAAGCTGCGCCAACCCTAGAGCTCGGCATGGTGTGGATACCTGAGTCGAAGAAAAACCCAGGTCATTTCGTCAGCTGGGCGAATGACTTCGTAAAGCAGCTGTCGAAGTTTCCGGTTGCACCGCACGATGACTACGTTGATACTTTCACGCAAGCCATAATTTACTTTAAGAATGACCGTTGGTTTGAGCTACCTCAAGCCAGAGACCCTGACGAGCGCCGTGTCGAACAGACTGTAAGGGCCAATCCGTATGCAGCTTAGGAGTAAACAATGTCGCTGAAAGATGACCTGAAGTTAAACAAGCCAAGGCGCACGCCTAATCACGCGACGAAGTCTCACGTTGTGAAGACCAACGTAGACGGCAAGCCTAAGATGATCAGGTTTGGCGAGCAGGGTGCGAGCACCGCTGGAGCGCCGAGCCCTAACGATTCGGCAGCGGATAAGGCCAAGCGCAAGTCGTTCAAGGCCAGGCACGCATCTAACATTGCCAAGGGTCCGGCGTCTGCCGCATATTGGGCTGACAAAGTAAAGTGGGCTGAAGGCGGCGCGGTTGAAGAGAAAGAGATATATCAAATACCTCCCTCGTATCTTGATATTGCCGGTGATGTTGTATTCGACACTGTCTCTGGATTAGTTGGCCCTATTGCTGCGTCAGCGGCATCTCTGGGCGAGCAGGCATTCACTGATAACACCATTGAGGAAATGGCTCAGAACAACGAGGCTTACAACGCAGCTCTAAACTACATTCCAAGAACTGCTGAAGGCCAGGCGACTAGCGACTACGCCATGGGAAAGCTGGGCGAAGGAGTGGCTTACCTAGCTGATACGTACAACGAGAACAAAGACTACCTGGGTCGCCTGGGACCAATCCCTGGCATGATCGACTACGGCATGGAGAAATACAACGAGCTCGAACCAGAGACTCAGTTTGCTACAGAAAACTTGCTAACGGTAGGCGAGGTTATCCCCGTCGGTAAAGCTGCCGGAATGGCCAAACGTGGCGCCGCACAGGGCGCACAGAGCGTCAAGCGAGGCGTGGAAAATGCGCTTGATTTAGCGAGCCGAATTGAGATTGATACGAATGTACTTGGTACGGTTGGCGGTAACATTACCGTAAGGCCAAAAACACCAGGCTTGGATAACTTACTTAAAGTTGAAAGTGGCGGCAATTTGAATGCCACATTGATTGGTAAGACCGGCGATACGTTTAGCATTCCTAGCGGCAAAGCTGTTTCAGAAATGACTATGAAAGAACTGGAAAGTTTGCAGGGTGCTAGAGGTTCTGGAAGTTATCACGCATGGTCCAAGAGCAACATGCCTGAAGGAACAGAGGCATTCAAAGGAGGCTTAGGATCGACGCCTGTAGGCAAATATCAATTCGTTGGAAATACGTTAAAGGATTTAAAAAATCGAGGTGTGTTGGCAAAACTAAACATAACCGATGATACTGTCTTTGATGAACAAACGCAGGATAGATTGTTTCTGGCTTTGGCTGAAGAACGTCTTGCTCAAGCCAGCAATGCCAAAGGCAAACGAGATGCAATGCGGAATACGTGGGAAGGCTTAAAGAGCAGTACCGACAAAGAGGTAGATATTGTTATCGCTGAGATTGAGGCCGGTAAACTTAATGGCAGTGCGGATACGGCTGCTGTATTAACGGATACTCCTCACCGCCTAACGTCAACTGCCCGTGAAGTTGCAGATAAGCGAATTGCTCTGGAGAAAGAGATGGCTCTGTTAGAAGCGGAGAGATCTGGAAAAGCTCTAAAGCGTGTTGGATCGCAAGTTAAAATTGATGACCTGGCAAAAACTTTTGATACGGATCACATAGATGTACATGGCCGAAAGCTAGATCCGACAGTAGCGGCGGATCAATTAATAGCTGCAAGAATCATTGCAGCTGACATCGACGCACAGATGACGCAAGCCAACTCTGGTGCGGGATGGTATGATGCAGATGTTGAGAAGACCTTTGAGATGTTGGGCGCGATACCTGGTCTCGAAGATTTACAGAATAATGAGACCAAAAGAATAATCTGGTCGGCTCTTGCTGCGCCCACATCGATCAACCAGAAAGTTATAAACAACACTAAGGCAGCTACGGCTGCTATGTTGACCTACGCACGCACCGGAGAGATCCCAATTGTTGCGCCAGTCAAGGACGCGACAACCCAAGGCATAAAGAATGCTGGCTGGGGCATGTATGGCGTTACTTCTGTTGAACCTGGTATGAAAGTCATATCGAAGTTGATTGAAAAGTACGGCGAAGAAGGTTTTGCTGATTGGTGGCTATCACCGCACACTTTAAAAGAACTGACAGACATTAGGAAAGAAGCTGGTTTAGGTGGTGGGCCTTCTGGCCTAAGTGGTGGCAAAGACAGTATTCACCTTGGAGCTATGGTTCTAGGTGACAAGACAGGTCGCTTCTCTCTGAACATAAATGGCTATGAGGGGACCACGAAAGACGTTTGGTATTCTCGTAGCTACAACCGCGCATTTGGGCAAATGTTTGGCGCGAACGACCCGAAGACTGGATTGCCCGTGGTTCAGGGCGGTCCTAGAAATCAAACTGAACGCAGGCAAATGGAGGCTTTCAACCAGCTGGTTCTTGACAATACTGCGCTAAAAGGATTATCAGAGGCTGATGCACAGGCAGTTCTGTGGTTCTACGAACAAGGTTTATATTCTCGCTTGGGTGTTCAATCACGCCCAGGCTCATTTAGTGAAGGTGTAGGAGAAGTATATGGGTCTCTCGGATTACGACAGCCAGTTCGCGGAAGCGATGGCATTGAAATTGAAATTGAACCGCCAACAGCGCTCGACAACTTCCGCGACACCAGTGGAAGCGTCAGGGCCATCCGCGCCAACAGGCGTGCCAATGCGCGACTCGATAATGGATCAGGTCTTGGCGGAACGACCGGGCCTTACACGCGAGAAGTTGTCGAAACAGATGGCGGCACTGGGCTACTAAGCTTTACTCCCGACCCTGTTGTTTCCAAGCAATATGAAACAGCAGGTAATTCTCTCCCCGCCATTAGACAAGTAAATTCTGAGCCTAACGCTGCTACCTATAACGCAGACATGGTAGCTGCTATGGCAGAAAATCCTGCTGGCGCTCAAGTAGAAATAAAAAGCGCTGAAGACCTTTCAGGCTACAATCTTTTCCGAACTGAAGCAGGCAGTGGGCTTGCCATTAAGCCTGACGGCGACATAGTAGCTGTGTTCGCCTCTCCTAATGAGCCCCCTCGCGGTTCCTACGCAATGCTGCAAGCCGCAGTCCAAGCAGGCGGCAAGAAGCTAGATGCGTTTGATACATTCCTACCTAAGATATACGAGTCAGCCGGATTTCGTCCAGTAGCGCGTCTTCCGTGGAACGATGAATTTGCCCCGCCAGGATGGGACAAGAAAGTATTTTCTGAACACAACAATGGCGAGCCAGACATTGTCTTCTTTGTGCATGACTCAAACTACTATGGCGGCGCAAAAGATATCCCTGTTGTTAAAGAATACGACCAAGCTGTTTTACTCCAAGATGAGGCACTGAAAGATATGAATAATCCATTAGAAAGTTTTAGGATCGGCGGACTAGCTACAAAGAGCACCCCCATGCCTGTTAACGCTCCAGAAGGTATACAGCCTCTGACTTTGACGAGGGAGGATGGAGAGCTTCTTGTAGATCTAACTCCTATCATTGGAGACATTAAAGGCGGCATTGAAGGCGCCCAAATAATAATACAGGAATTAAAAGCTGATAACCCTAATTGGCTGCTAATAGGAGTGATTGGCGGAGCGACGGTGGCAGGGATGATACCTCTTGTGGGTGTAGGAGCTAAAAAATTAATGATGAAAGGCGCCAACAAATTTAAAAAAGATAAAGTATTAGAAGAAACTTTAGATATGTTGCCGGTGCAAGAAGCTGAAATAGTTAAAGATTTAACTAATAAAAGCGCAGCCTATAGATTTGGTCTAACAGACATGGATCAGAACAAGGATATCGCCACTGCTTTTGAAGAAATGGTTGAGGACAATAAAGACTTATACACAGAAGATGTTTATCATTTCACTAAAGGCACGACTAGGTCCGTAGGGGATGACGTACTTACAGGTGACAAGTTTGATCCGTCCGGCGGTAATAGCAGGTTTAATAGATTAGGAACACACGTTGGAACCCCAGAGGCCGCAAATGATCGCTCTGTATTCTTTTTAGGGCCGAATAACGATAGCCCCAAAGGAGGGGGAATAATGCCTTTGCGCGCAAGAGTTGATAAGCCCTTGCTCAATTCAAGCGGAGAAGTTTTTGGCGAAGAAGACATTATTCCTTTAATGAATAGATATGCTGATGATAACAAAATTGCTGATCTTGATATAGCTGCGGATATGTTTAGGCAAGAATTAACAGACCAAGGGTATACTCACATCCCGTATACAAATAATATTGAAGGACGCACTGATCTCGGTGAAAGAACTGAGAGTAAGATAATGCTTACTGACCGCACAGCCGGAGATCCCGCAGTTCTAAAAGGTAAGTTTGGTAAATATGAAGATGTTTACGATCCTAGACTTATGAAAGCTGAAGGTGGAGCAGTTAATGCCCAGTATGACGCAGAGAGAATAAATAAAATCGCACAGAGCTTACTAACTGAAAACTTTGCAAAAGGCGGTCCAGTGACTTATAACGCGAGCAGAATTAATAAAATCGCCAACCGACTATTAGAGGAGCTTTAACGTGGCTGAAGAGAACGATATTGAAGTCGAAGTAGAAGAAATCACGATGGTTGAGCTCCCAATAGAAGAGCTAGATTTTGAAGATACTGAAGACGGTGGCGCAATTGTAAAGATGGAGTCAATCACTGTTAAGGAAGGTAGCGAGCACTTTGCTAACATTGTAGACGATGTAGACCCCAGTCTTTTAAAGACTTCCATTAATAACTTAATGGAGAAAATTGAGCGAGACAAAGAAGCTCGTCAGAAGCGAGACCTTCAGTACGAAGAGGGATTGCGTCGCACCGGCCTTGGCGATGATGCGCCAGGCGGAGCTCAGTTTCAAGGAGCCAACAAGGTTGTGCATCCCATGCTGGTCGAAGCTTGTGTTGACTTCTCTGCGCGATTTATTAAAGAAATATTCCCGCCTACTGGTCCAGTTAAGTCTAAGATCATAGGTGAGGCAGACAAGTCAAAGGTCAAAAAAGCCCAGCGCAAGACTGAGTTTATGAATTGGCAGACTACTGAGCAGATGGTTGAGTTTCGTTCAGAGCTTGAACAGCTAAGCACGCAGCTTCCATTAGGCGGCGGTCAGTATATGAAGTTTATGTGGAACGCTCGATTTATGCGTCCCACCTCTGAATTTGTGCCTATCGATGATATCTATCTGCCTTTCTCAGCAACAAACTTTTACACCGCAGAGCGCAAAACCCACGTTCAGTACGTCACGCAGATGGAGTACGAAAAGCGTGTCGAGGCTGGAATGTATGCAGATGTAGATCTGCCTACTCCAAATGATCCAGAATTTAGCGCGGCAGAGCGTGCAAACGAGAAAATTGAAGGCAAGCAGAACACTAGCTATAACGAAGATGGTTTGAGAACGATCTTTGAGATTTACACGTTCATGGACTTTGAAGACGGCGAAGGCTTAGCACCTTATATTTTGAGCGTAGACAAGTCTTCTGATAAGGCGCTGTCTCTTTATCGTAACTGGGAAGAGGATGACACCAGGCAGAACGAGCTGCACTGGATTGTAGAATTCCCGTTTGTTCCTTGGCGGGGAGCTTATCCGATTGGCCTAACGCACATGATAGGTGGATTGAGTGGAGCAGCTACTGGCGCCCTACGAGCTCTTTTGGACTCGGCATATATCCAGAACGTGCCAACACTGTTAAAGCTGAAGGGTGGACCAAACGGTCAGACGCTAAATGTTCAGCCTACTGAGATCGTTGAGATGGAAGGCGGGGCGTTGATTGATGACGTTCGCAAGCTTGCCATGCCACTGCCATTTGCCGGTCCCAGCCCTACTTTGTTTCAACTGCTCGGCTTCCTAGTTGATGCAGGCAAAGGCGTTGTTCAGACATCGTTTGAGAAGTTTAACGACCAGAATCCGAATGCACCAGTTGGCACGACGATGGCTATCATCGAGCAGGGCATGGTTGTGTTTAGCTCTATCCATTCGCGCTTGCACGCATCCATGGCTCGCAGCTTTAACATCCTGCACCGCATTAACTCTATGTACTACACGCAGGAAGAGCTTGATGCGTTAGACGCTGGCCTGGAAATATCAGCAGAAGACTTTGACGGTCCATCAGACGTTGTGCCTATCAGTAATCCTGCGATATTTAGTGAAGCCCAACGCTTTGCTCAGATTCAGGCGATTATGCAGCGTGCTGAAAAAATGCCGCAAATGTATGATCAAAAAGCGGTTGAAGAGTTGTTTTTACAGACGCTCAAGATCCCGCCTTCAGAGGTAATGCAGCAGCAACCAGGCTCAGAAGATAGAGACCCAGTAAGCGAGAACGTAGCAGCTGCCATGAACCAAGGCATTTACGTTCTGCCCCAGCAAGATCACTTGGCTCATTTGCAGGTTCATTTGCCATTCTTAAAGTCTCCAATGTTTGGGTCCAGCCCTGGCATTATGAGCACATTCTTTTATCCAATGGCGTTGCACATGCGAGATCATGTATTAAACTATTATCTAGTAGAATCTCACAGTGCTATTGATCAGGCGCAGACTGAACAGTTAATTCCTGAAGAGGCAGAGCAGCAAGTAGAAGTTATTCTTAAAGTTCAATCTTTTATCGAAGAGCAGCTAGGTGGGTTTGCTCAAGAATTGGCTCAAATTAATGAAACTGCACAGCAGTTTAAGCCTGAAAATCAGCCTCAACAGCCTGGCGATGCAATAAAAATCGCAGAGCTCAGCGCGCAGATTAAGCAAAGTGAGCTTGCCCAGCGCACAGAACGCGATGGCGCCAGAATTCAACTGGACAACGCCAAAATGCAAGCAGCTAATGAAATTGCACAACTTAAAATGCAACAGACTGCTGAGATTGAACGCGCTAAACTGGCAGCTAAGCAAGCTGAGCGTGAAGATAAAGCAGACGCTCAAGGTCTTCAGCAACTTTCTGAAACAGAGCGCAACAACATTAAAGAGATGTCTGAGACAGATCGACTTAATACTCGTGAGAAAGGCGAGAATAAGCGTAAGGCGGAAGACCTGGCGGCTAGAGAGCGCATGAATGATGCTGACAACAGGACCGCCAAAGAGCTGGCCAATATGGAAATGGAGTCAGGAGAAAAAACCTCATACACTAGCGGAAAAGGAATTGATCCATAATGGCATTTCTACAAGGCAACATACCGCACTTTAAGTGCTGGGTCAGGAAAGAATACACTCACAACCATGAGAAGTTTCATGGCGAGTGGATTCATGCGATGGCCGTAGCTGTAACCACGCTGCCTAATAGATGTTTAAGCTTCCAGATTATATTTACTGGGGCTGAAACTTATGACACAGATGAATCTAATGTTCATGGTGGAGCAATGTGGGCAAGAATGCCTATAACTGCTCTAATGGGGGACACTCCGGTTGACGAGTGGCCAGAGCCGATGTCTACACATGACGCCCAACCTTGGGACTGTGCATCTCGCACTCACAGCGTCTATGTTCTAGACCGATGTACGCCAGCTCCTTGGCTGGCAAAGATTGACGGGGAGTTTTATCCTGCCAAATACTATTTTACTGTGGACTATACCGATTCAGAAGTTGCAGACGATCCAGCTCAACATAAGCAGGCGCACGTTCTAGAACTTCTTGATGCAGGAAAGTGGACAGGTAATATAGTAGCCTTACCTAACAATAGAGTTCGTGTAAGCCACCCAGCTTGGTTTGAACTAGGAGAAGGTGCTCCTGATTTTAGACCTTCTCAACACATCCATTACAGTAAATCTGATCTGGATTACACGTTGGACGTTAACCAAGTTTTTGATAACATTTATGCAGAGGAAGAAGATAATGATGAAAAGTAAAGGTTACGCCAAAGGCGGTAAAACCAAAGGCGGCAAAATGAAGAGCAAGGGCTACGCCAAAGGCGGTGCAGTCAATATGAGTTCTGATGCAGTTCCGCAGCACAAGCGTATGGCAGCTGGATATAAAGTTAATAAGACTTCTAGCACTACTAACTCTTAATAAGGAGAATTTCATGGCTATTCGACCAGGTTTGTACGCAAACATTGATGCCAAACAGAAGCGCGTTGCCGCTGGTAAAAAAGATCCAGCTACGGGGAAACCTGAAAAAATGCGTAAGGTTGGGGCCAAAGGAGCGCCTGCCAAAGGTGCGTTTAAGGCTGCGGCTAAAACGGCGAAGAAACCTAAGAATAATGCTTAATGAATATAGACTCTAAACTTTTAAACCTTCTCAAAGCAAACCAAGCAGAATTTGCGCTTGAAGCTTTGAGGAGGCCACAAAAACGCGATACTTTCGAGTACGGGTATCGAGTTGGTATGGTTGCAGGTTACGAGGCAGCTATTGATGTACTCTTGAACTTAATAGATGAGGATAAAAATGGAATCCAAGACTTATGAGGACGCACTTGCGGAGGCTTTCCCAGCAGTAAATGCTGGAATACGGCCTTTCGGTAGCCGCGTTCTGATCCAGATACGCACAGCAAAAAGCAGAACAGCTGGCGGCATCATACTAACCACTGATACTTCTGAAACAGAGAAGTGGAATACTCAGATTGGTAAGGTAGTTTCTGTTGGGCCTTTAGCTTTTAAAAATCGTAATACGATGGAAAGTTGGCCCGAAGGTAATTGGTGTTTGGAAGGCGATTTTGTGAGAGTTGCTAAATACGGTGGAGATCGGTGGGAAGTTCCTATTCCTGATGCTCCCCACGGTGAATCAGCAATGTTTGTAATTTTTAATGATCTTGACATTATGGGTAGCGTTGAAGGCGACCCACTTAAAGTTAAGGCATTCATCTGATAAAGGAGATGAGTAATGAGTGACGAAAAAGAAGATACTGTCTTAATTGAAGACGATGGACCCGAAGATAAAAAAGAACAAATTATTATTGTCGAAGACGATTCAGATAACTCTGAGGACGACAATGATGAAGATGAAAGGGTTACATCAGCATCTGAAGACGATGACGACGATCAATCTGAGCGCTCGGCTATTCGAGATCGTAGGCGGAAAGAAAAGCAGGATCGCAAAGAACGGCGCGAAACTGCAATCAAGCGCGATAAAACCGAGCTTGATTTCTTACGGGGTCGAAACGACGATCTTGAGAAGCGCTTAACCACGCAAGAGCAACGCGCGCATGCTCAAGAGCTCAACGGTATTGATCAAGCAATCGCCCAGGCTCAAAAAGAAGTAGGAATGGCGGAGCGAGTTATCGCCAAAGCGGTTGAAAACAACAACGGCAATGACGTTACTAAAGCGATGAAGTATCGTGATGAGGCCATGAATAAGGCGCAGCAGCTTAAATTTAACAAACAGCAAGCAGCAAAAAACGTCAACACGGCACCATCTGTTGATGACCGGACAATGCATTATGCTCAGGAGTTTATGAAAGATAACCCTTGGTATGATTCTAATGGTCGAGATGAGGATTCAGCTATCGTTATGGCTATTGATCAATCTCTTAGTCGTGACGGATATAATCCACAAACTGAAGAGTATTGGGATGAGCTGACGGCTAGATCTGCACGCAGACTTCCAGAGCGCTTTGGCGAGGATGAAACTTCACAAAGAACATCCAAGACTACACGCAAGGCCAGAGGTGGCCCGGCGGTAGGTTCAGGCAAAGAACATGCTCCAAGCTCGACCAGGAAAGAGATTTATATTAGCCCAGAGCGAAAGGCTGCTTTAGTTGAAGCTGGTGTTTGGGATGATCCGGTACTGCGCACTAGGTACGTTAAAAGGTACGCGGCGTATGACAAGACGAACTCTTGATCAAAAATAAATCACTTGCATTAATGACTGCATATAATACATAATAAATCAATCGCTGAATGAAGGAGCGACTAGACATGAGTAAAACAGACGAACGAGTGAAAAAATCCGTAGACGAAGGACGGGAAAATCGTGCGATGGTAGATCGCACACATTCCGAAAATCGAGAAGTCACAGAAAGTGAGCGGGTAGAAATGTTCCGTCAACAATTATTTCAGACTTCATTGCCTGATTTACCGGAATTACCTGGCTGGCATATGTGCTGGCTAACAACGACTAACCCACGCGACTCCATCCAAGCTCGTATCCGTTTAGGTTATGAGCCCGTTAAGCCAGAAGATGTTCCTGGCTGGGAATATGCCTCCCTTAAAACAGGTGACTGGCAAGGATTTATTGGGGTTAACGAGATGCTGGCTTTTAAATTGCCTATCTCTTTGTACGAAAAGTTTATGATGGAAGCCCATCATCACGCTCCGAACAGAGAAGAAAGCAAGTTAACAGAAACGGCTGAATTCCTGAAGCAGCAGGCTGAAGGGCAAGGCAGTAGCATCGTGCAAGGTGACGGAAATAAGGGTCTTGGAGTAGAGCGATCAGGTCAATTTGACCTGGTCTGACGAGCAATCTATTTAACCAAAGGAGCAACAGTATGTCAACGACTACTGAAGCATTTGGCTTCCGAGCATCGTACCACAACAGTGGTCGAATCACGGCTAAAGCCTATACTATCGCCTCTGGGTACAATCAAAATGTATTCTCAGGTGATCCGGTGAAATTAGTTGATGCAGGCACTATTCAACTAGCAACCACTAATGGAACTCGTGCCGGTAACGCAGCGGCTACCCTAAATCTGGGTATCTTTGCTGGCGTTCAGTACGATGACGCATTAGGCAAACCAACTCTCTCGCCATTTTGGCCAGCGAGTGCCACAGCAACAAATGTTATCGCGTTCGTTTATGACGATCCAGAGATTATATTTGATGTTGAGTACCCTAACCCAGCCGCAGGAACTACGATTCAAACTGCTGTTGGCGAAGAGTGCGACTGGACTGTAGCTTCACCTGGCGGCTCAACAGCCACTGGTTTATCTTCTACTTCCTTAACTGCTATCCAAGCTGGAACTGGTCAATACCAGATTACAGGCGTTGCGGGTGGTCCCAATAACTTGATTACAGATGCATTTGTAAAGGTCTCAGTTCGTATAAATGAGCACCAGTACAAAGCTTCCGTAGCATCTGTATAAGGGAGGTCTAAAAAATGGCTACTCCAATGAGAAGTACAGACTTCCGTTCGATAGTTGAGCCAATACTCAACGAAGTTTTCGACGGAGTTTACGAGCAACGCGCTGATGAGTGGAAAGCAGTTTTCCGCGAGCAAAAAGGCATTCCACGCAACTACCATGAAGAACCAGTTCTTTACGGTTTTGGCGCGGCTCCTGAATTGCCTGACGGCATGGCTGTCACTTATCAATCAGGCGGCATCTTGTTTGTGCAGCGTTATCTTTACCATGTCTATGGCCTTGCGTTTGCATTGACCAAAGTATTGGTTGAAGATGGCGATCACATTCGTATCGGTCAAACTTACGCCAAGCATTTGGCGCAATCTTTGATTGAGACAAAAGAAACATTAACTGCCAATGTATTGAACCGTGCGTTTAACGCGGCCTTTACAGGTGGTGATGGTGTTGCCCTGAGTGCAAATAACCACCCGATTGTGCAAGGTACTTTCAGCAACGTGCTTACTCAAGCCGCTGCTCTTTCACAAACTTCACTTGAGCAGATGCTCATTCAAATCCGTAACGCTGTTGACAACAACGGTAAGCGTATTCGTTTGACACCTACTCAAATTGTTACTGGTCCAAGCAATGTCTTCCAAGCGGAAACTCTGCTAAAATCAGTATTGAAAGCTGGAACAGCTGACAATGACATTAACCCAGTTAAATCAATGGGTCTTTTGGCAGATGGTCAAGCAAACCTTTCCCGTATTACTTCTACCACCGCATGGTGGGTTCAGACTGACGCTCCTGAAGGCTTAAAGCTTCTCATGCGCCGTGGTCTTGAGAAGTCTATGGAAGGTGACTTTGCGACTGACTCTATGCGCTACAAAGCGACAGAGCGTTATACAGTTGGCTGGACAGACCCTCGTGGTGTGTTTGGTACACCAGGGGTATAAATAAAAAGGTTCCTAACTCTAGCTCCATAGGGTTAGGAACGCCCTACAGAATTTAATTTGGCTGTTGACAGCTTAGGCTGACGACATGCAGACAATAGCCAAAACCTTTAAATCGCATGTGAGGAATTTAAGATGGGTAATACAACTTTTTCGGGTCCAGTAACTTCGACCAACGGATTTATCGGCAATTTAACTGGTAACGTAACCGGTAACGTAACCGGCAGCATCAGCGGCGGAAAGATAGTTAATCCTACCTATTCGCATGTAGCTGTAACAGCTAACGCTACTGCAACGCTTACGGCAGATAAAGTTGCCGCAGGATACATCACATGTACTTCGGCTGCTGCCACTACTCTAACATTGCCTACTGGTACTTTATTGGGTACAAAGTTAGGCGCATCAAAGGGTACTATATTTGACCTGTACATTGATAACACCGCAGGTGCGAACGTAGTAACTATCGCAGTTGCCACAAATGGTATTATATCAGCTCTAGGTGCTGCCGTCGCTGCCAGCGCTGGTCTTAAAACAATTCCTGCTGGCGTGACTGGTCAAGCAAAATTTACTCTTATGTTCTCTAGCGCGACAGCGTACACATTTACTCGTGTTGCATAACTAATCCGCTTCGGTGGATTTTGAACTTAGAGGAGTAAATCATGCGACCAATTAAAATAGGCACACTTACGCCAACAGGTGTTTCCCCAATCTGGTTCAATGGGAACGGGCTCACGAGTACCGGTGCGGCGGTTGCCGTACAGACAACCAGCACATTCGATGGACTTGCTCATAGGGTGACATTGACCGCTCCCGTTCAGGCCACCTTGGCAGGTGTTGCATTCACGATTGTCGGGACTAATGCTAATGGCGCTGCTCAGACTGAAGTGATCGCAGCTGGGCCTGGAAGCGGCGCAACAGTGAGTGGCACTCAGTTTTTCCTTACTGTTGAAACTATACAGCCTAGCGCCACTATGGGTGTTCTCGTCGTGTCGGTAGGTTTATTGTCTGAAGCTGTCGGTTACTGGGTAAATTTAGAAAACACGATGTCTGCGCCGATGGTTATGGTCGGCGTTACTGGAACCATCAATTATAGCGTGTTTCAAACCCCTGCTAATATCTTTGATGCTCCAGAGCGAGATGCGATCTATACGTCCATAGGAATGCCGATTACGGGCCTTGCCGCTGCTACAGCTAATGCTTTGGCCGCAGGTGGCGAAAGTTGTCGAGCGATTATGCTCCGCGTTAACTCATTTAATCCTGGCGCAACCATCACGGTGTACATCAACAACTCCGGTGGAGGTTACTGATGACAATTAAGTACATGGAAGAGTTCGATTTTCCTTCAGATTTTGGTTTTACTAAATCATCAGAACCGGCCAAAATGAGTCTTGGCGGTATGAATAATATCCGTGACGAGGAGGCTCGCGTTATTGGCGTTCAGGACAATGCCAAAGATGAAATGCGTAGAGTTGAAGGCCGCAGATCAAATGACGCGGCTGAGCGTAAAGATAAGCGCGATCAAATGGCTCGTGTCGGTTCTCGTGAGCGAAATGCGCGTGATGAAATGACTAGGCTGCGAGGAGAAGCTGAAAATGAAATTAGAAAAGGTTTCTATGCAGCTTCAGGTGGTGGCAAAAAAGACTGGATAAAAGGTGCTGTAAAAAAGCCAGGCGCCCTTCGTGAGTACATGGACACTCCTGAAGGGCAAAGCATCTCAAAAAGTAAACTAAACAAGGTTGCCGCCGGAGAACCGGCGACTTCAGGTGGTCCTAAACCATCAGCCAAAACAATGAAGCGAGCTAATCTAGCTAAATCATTTTCTAAAATGAAATAAGGAGACTTAGACATGGGTATGAAATCAAAAGGATATGCTAAAGGTGGCATGAAATCCAAAGGGTCAGCTAAAGGCGGTATGAAATCCAAAGGCTACGCTATGGGCGGTATGAAACAGGGCTATAATGCTCGTTTAGACGATTCAATGGGATCTAGGAATGGATCAAAGAATCAATCTATGGGTTCTCGCCGCAATGAAAGCAAGGGTATGGAGAAGTCCATGGGAAACCGAGCATATTCAGGTAATATGAGCAGTGCTCAAGGATATAAAAGTGGCGGCTCTGTAGACGGGTTTAAGAAAATGGGAACCATGAAGAACAGTTGGGATTAAAACCATCTGTCTTTATAGGGTATGCTGTATCAGCAACCGTATTAGTTAAAACAAATATGGAAACTGTATGGCATACTCAGGCAACATTGGCGTAAAAACTTTCAACGCCCTGAAAGTAGTAGATCACGCTTTCAGGCGGTGTCGTATGCCTGCGCAAGCGATAACCTCTGAAATGCAAGAGTATTCTTTAGATTCTCTTTCTTTTATGTTGGACGAACTTGCTAACATACGCACGCCTGCTTGGTGCATAGAGAAGCAAATACTTCCTTTGTACGAAAATAACCAAATTGTTACTCTCCCAAGAGGAACAATAGACGTTTTAAACTTAAATCTAAATGTTCTTCAAGCGCTAAGCGGCACTGTAACGACCACAAATACCTCTTATTTAGTCAACTTCACAACTCCCACAATTGTTAATTTCATTGGAATTAAGTGGTCTGCTAACGCTATTCCAGTAACTTTTCAGACTAGCACAGACAACAATACTTGGACTACAGTAGGAACCTCAACCAGTTTAAACATATCCACAGCAACTACAGCGGTTGCCGGTAATATTACTTGGTCAGAAATAACTGGAGCTGTAGCAAGGCAATACTTCCGAATAATACCTACAGATGGCGCTTCTACAATTTCGTTTAGCACTATCACCCTGGGCAACATGCCTCAATCAATTCCCTTGGGAATCTTGAGCAGAGATAACTATGTAAATCAAAGTAATTTAGTGTTTTCTGGGCGTCCAAGCAGTTTTTATTATCAGAGAGATATTCCACAGCCTATTGTTAATTTATGGCCTGCGCCTAACCTTGCTTCCGAAAAATATCAATTAGTGCTCTGGCGTCATCGTCAAATAATGGATACTGATAACCTACAGCAAGAAGTAGAAATACCTAATCGTTGGTTAGAAGCTATAATAAATGGTTTAGCTGCTAGAGTCTGCGCTGAAACACCCGCCGCAGACGCGCAACTTATGCCAATGCTTGATGCGAAAGCCACAATTAGTATGCAAAGGGCTTGGGACGGTGATAATGATGGATCTCCAATTCAAATTAATCCAGGAATAGGGGCTTATACAGCATGAGCATTTACCTCAATCCAATGGGCCAACCCACTTTTGGCATAGGTATTTGCGCCAGATGCTCAATTAAATTCCTATTGTCTGAGCTTTCTCCTGACCCTAACTTCCCTGGATTAATGGTTTGTGCGGCTGATAAAGACGAATATGACCCTTATTTGTTGCCAGCTAGACAACCAGATCAAATTGTTTTGCCTTTCAATAGACCCGATAAAAATATAGACACTCACCCAGCTGGCATAATTCAAGAAGCAGGCGATGAATTTATTGTCACTGAAGACGGCAATAAGTTCTTGGAGATGAATTAATGACAGTTAATGTTCCTAGTAATCTAATACCCAGTAGAGTTACGCAGCTCCCAACTGCTCCAGTGGCATCGCCAGAAGGCTTACTTCTATTTACTTATGAAGGAGCAAGCTATCAGATTCGTGCTGGAGACCTTTTACAAGTTACCGGCGTTCCAACTACGCGAAAAGTGCTTGCAGGCACTGGAATGACAGGAGGTGGCTCATTAGCCACTGACGTAACCCTAAGCATAGCTAATGGCGGTGTAGGTACAGCACAGCTTGCAAATAGCGGAGTTACCGCCGCAACCTACGGAGATGCTGGTAATATACCTGTTGTTACCGTAGATGCGACTGGTCGTGTCATGGCAGTGACTTCTGTACCAGTATCTGTCGCAGGATACGTTCCAACTGCACGCCAGATAATAGCTGGACCTGGCCTAGAAGGTGGCGGAAACCTTAATGCAAATGTTACTTTAACTGCCGACTTTGAAGATACAGCACCACTGACCGGAACTACAAACGGCTCAGCGGGAACTCTAACAGAGCTTTCTAGAGGCGATCACCGACACCCTCCTGTAAACCTTGCCGATCAAAACCAAATTGATGGCACGCTGCCGATTGATCAAGGTGGTACAGGCAGTAGCTTAACGGCTGTTCCTGGCGCTATTGCTTACGGAAATGGCGGTCAAATATCTTTAGGTTCCGCAGGACTTTCTGGACAAGTTTTAATTTCTGGCGGCACAGGCGCATATACTTGGGGTTCCGCATTAGTTCAGTCTGACCAAGCAGCCAATACTTTCTTTGGAGGACCAGCTTCTGGAGGCGCAGCTGCTACGGCTTTTAGGGCTTTAGTTAACGCCGACTTACCAACTTCTGCAGCAACCGCTGGAACTTACGGTTCTGCTAATTTAATACCAATTATTACAGTAAACTCTAAAGGTGTAGTAACCAACGCCACAACCACTGCGTTCCAGACAGGATTGGCGTTCCAAGGCTTGTGGAATGCAACAAGCAACACGCCCACATTAGCTTCAAATACTGGAACTCAGGGTCACTATTATATAGTAAGCGTTGCAGGAACAACTAATCTTAACGGAATAACCGACTGGCAGGTTGGTGACTGGGCAGTGTTTAGTGGCTCGGTTTGGCAGAAACTAGATCAATCGAACACTGTTATATCAGTAAACGGACAGACAGGAGCTGTAAATCTCACTCAAATAGCCAATGTGGCAGGTGGTGCAGCTAACCGAATAGTATATAATACTGGAGCAAACACTACTAATTTCTTGGACGCTCCTACAGTTACTGACACATTCCTAAAATGGAATGGCTCTGCTTTTGTTTGGACTACAGCTGTGACATCAGCGGTGGCTAGCTTTAGTGCAGGATCTACAGGACTAACACCAAATACAGGATCAACAGGTGATATAACTTTAGCTGGGACACTTGCCCCTGCTAATGGGGGAACAGGCTTAACTTCTGCGGGAACTTCCGGTAATATTTTAACCAGCAACGGCTCAGCATGGGTTTCACAGGCTCCGACAGCTGGGGTAACAACAGATGATGTTATAGCTTTAGCTGTGGCTTTGGGGTAAGGAGATAAAATGGCAAACGTATTTACGAGAAAAGTTTCTAGGGGTGTAGGCACTGCTTTAACTTCGGTGGGATCATATACCGTAGGAGCTTCAACTCAAACCACTATAATTGGATTAACGGTGGCCAACACGAGCGCTGCAACAGTTAATATTGATGTCACTTTAAACGATGGCACTAACGACACCTATTTAGTTAAGGACGCTCCTGTCCCAGTAGGAGGGGCTCTAGTACCCATAGGAGGAAACCAGAAAGTTGTTTTAATAACGGGCGACTCAATAAAAGTTAACTCAAGCGCGGCATCATCAGTTGACGCTGTCTTATCGATCCTGGAGATAACATAATGTCTAATCCTTATATTGGTAATACTCCAACTAACGTACCGTTAACTACGGATCAATTAGCTAACGGAATCGTCACTACGGCGAAATTAGCTTCCCCCATAGCGCCTACGATTGTAGGAGGAACTATAAATAACACTCCAATAGGTGCAACGACCAAAAATACTGGAGCATTTACGGCAGTGACTGCAACAACAGTGACTGCAACATCAGGAATTTCAGGAGGTACATTCTAATGCCACAAACAGGTTACACACCAATTCAATTGTATCGTACAGCCACTGCTTCAGCAGCTCCCAGTGCGGGAAATCTGAATGATGGAGAGCTGGCTCTTAACACTAATGATGGTAAATTATTCTTCAAGAATTCATCTGGGGTGGTCACGGTACTTGCAGATGTCACCCCAGCTCCTGGCGGTGTTTCATATGTAGCTAAAACTGCTAATTTTACAGTTTCAAACTTGCAAGGTGTTCTTGCCAACACAAACGGTGGAGCCTTTACTGTTACTCTACCTGCTTCGCCAACATTGGGCGATCAAGTTATTATCGCTGATGCAGGCGGTGTTTTTGGAACAAACAACTGTATAGCAGGTCGTAATGGTTCAACTATCGAAGGAACTGCAGCTGATTTAAACCTAAATATTAACGGTGTCTCTGTGCAGTTTGTGTACAGCGGCTCAACTTGGGAAGTCTACGCGCAGGTAGGGGGCAATGGTGGAGACGCTGTTACGCTTACTGGCACCCAGACCCTGACTAACAAGACATTAACAGCTCCAGTTTTAACAGCTCCAGTTTTAGGAACTCCTGCTTCTGGAGTATTGACAAACACAACTGGACTACCATTAGCTACTGGAGTCACTGGCACATTACCTGTTTCCAACGGTGGCATAGGGGCAAATTCTCTAACCGCTAATAATGTGGTTTTAGGTAACGGCACATCAGCCGTACAGGTTGTAGCCCCCAGTACATCAGGTAATGTTCTTACTTCTAACGGCACTACATGGCAGTCAACGGCTCCTGTAGTGGCTAGTACAACTTTAACACCAGTTGTATACCTCACTACCACTAATTTTACTGTTCCTTCTGGCGTTACCAGTGTTAGGGCGTATGCGGTTGGAGGCGGTGGTAATGGTGGAAAGCCGCCAGCAGGTAATTATTATAACACTAGTGGTGCTGGAGGAGGTATGGCTTACGGTGATATAGCCGTTTCCCCCGGTGACACCTTAAATCTGGTGATCTCATCTAAAGTCGCAACTGTAGCAAAAAGTGGGGCAACACTGTTGACTGGAAATCCGGGAGCCAATGGGGCTGATGGAACATTAACAAACGCTGCCGCAGGTACTGCGGTTAAAGCCGGATCAGTGACTAATGGCGGTGCTTATTCAGGTGGAGCTGGAAGCAATATGAACGCCACCAGTGGTCCAGGCGGTGCAGGAGCGGGAAGTCCTCTTGGCGTAGGATGTGCAGGGGGAGCAAAAGATGGAGCAGGTGGTATAGGAAACACCACTTGGAATAGTTATTCCGGTGGGGGAGCTGGGTCTGGAACTACTGGAGGCGGTACAGATTATGTTTCAGGGGGCGCAGGCCCAAATCAAAGAGGTAGAGACAATGTAATATATCCATATTTCACAGACCCTTTGATTGCAGGATGCACTGAACCGGGAGTAAGGTCTAACAGCAACAATGCAAGCTGGTTTTACGGTTATCCTCATTATACTCCGACAGGTGTTGGAGGAGGGTTTGATCAAAGAGCTGGTACAAGATCTCACGGAAATGCAGGATCTTTTGGTGGAGGTGCGGGTTCACCCCAAGGTGCTGGCGGTGCTGACACTTTCTCAGGTAACGGAGGAATGTTATGCGGTGGCGGTGGCTCTGGTAGCACAGGAACTGTAACGGCGGGAAATGGCGGATATGGCGGCGGCGGCGGTGGAGTATATGATGCCAATGGTTCTGGCGGCACAAGAGGCCTCGGCGGTGCAGCATGTATTGTTTTAATTTACTAGGAGGAATATTTGATGTTTATACTATTTGAAAATGGAGAAGAGCATGAGTCCCTTCAAGTTGACCCTTACACTGTTTTTCCTGCACCTTATGCAAGTCGGTTTCGTCCTTTAGAGTCTGATGATTCTGCCGACACTGTTGAGCCTTGTAATAGGTCTTATGTATATGAGGATTTAGGTGCAACTGTAAAAAGAACACTGGTGATCACTCCTATTTCGGCAGAAGAAAATAGATTTAAAAGAGATCAATTCTTAGCTTCAAGTGATTGGACACAGGCTGAAGATGCCACGATTACTAATAAGGCTGCTTGGGTTGAATGGAGACAACAACTTAGGGATTTACCAGCCCATGCTAATTGGCCTGATCTTAAAATGGCCGATTGGCCCATAGCTCCTGGAGTATAGAAATGGCAAATTTATCAGATATAATCACACCAACAAACATTGTTACTGCGACAGGCACGATAACGATGACCAACAAAACCTTAACTTCTCCTGTTTTAGGCGGAACAACAACTACAGCTTCAGGAAATATGATTGTGTCCCCGGCAACACAAATAGTAGAAGTGAAAGGCGATGGGTCTAGCGTAGAAGGGCAAATTAGACTTAACTGCCACGCTAACACGCACGGGCAAACGGTCAAGGCACAGCCCCATAGCGCAAGTGTTACCAATACAATGTTGCTTCCAGCAGGGGCTAATTCAACTTTAGTCAGTTTAGTATCTTCCGACACGCTAAAAAATAAAACATTACAGGGTTATGCGGAAATCACTAACGCCATTGGCAATGCTACAGGTGCTAAGACTATCGACTTGACACTGGGTAACAGCGTAACAGCCACTACTACTGGTGCTACGACATGGACATTTTCCAACCCCGCTGCCAGTGATGAGCTTTCTTCTTTTAGTATTAAATTAATCAATGGCGGTTCTGCAACTCAAACTTGGCCCACTACAGTAGACTGGCCCTCCGCTACCGCTCCAACTTTAACAACAAGCGGAACTGATGTTTTAGTATTTATTACCTGCGACGGTGGTACTACTTGGTATGGTTTTGTAGCAGGACTCGCTTTAGCGTAGAGGATTAAAAAATGCCGAGTACTAAAAAATTATTAGAAGCCGCCGCTGGCAGTGCTGGCGGCGCGGGCCTTGATGTAGCTGATGTGTTCAGCACTTATTTGTACACTGGTACTGGTAATACTCAGTCTATATTCAACGGAATTGACCTTGGCCCAAACACAGGCGGCTCAATATCATTGCAAGCATCACCTGATGGCTTAGAGATACCACAGTCTGCGGATTTTAATTTTGGAACAGGAGACCTTACCTGCGAAGCATGGATTTATTTAGAAGGCACTAGTGCAGACTACCGCACCATGTTTGGCTTTGATCTTAATGGCGGTCTATTGTTTGAAGTCTACCAAATGAAGTTGGACTTTGGTATCAGAGGAGGATCAAACACTCTTAGCACAAACGCTGTTCCTGCGAATCAGTGGAACCATGTTGCTATTGTCCGTTCGTCTGGTACAGCCTACTGGTTTATTAACGGAGCGTTGGATAAAACTCAGGCGAATTTTACCAATACCTTTAGCAACGCAACAAAGGCGCTTATCGGTGATTATTCACAAGGCGGTGTTAACTTTGACGGCTCTATAAGTAATCTCAGAGTGAGTAATGTTGCTAGATACACCTCAGCATTTACGCCTAGCACAACGCCCCTTACAAGTGACTCAAATACTGTTTTGTTAATAGGTCAGAACCCTGATCCCTTTCTTGACAATTCACCTAGCAGTCATTCAGTTTCTACATACGCATCACCCGCAAAGTCAGGTATGGGTCCCTTCAATGGAACTGCCGGCGAAGGTGGGATGATTTGGTTTAAGCAAAGAAGCGGAACCTATAATAATACTATCTTTGACACCGAAAGATGGACATCTAGTGATGGTAAGGGATTGTTTACTAATTTAACAAACGGAGCAGGTAATATCAACGAGTTGGCTGCTTTTAACTCAAACGGCTTTAGTGTCACTTCTAACGGATATATCAACACCAGTAATAGTACCATGGCATCGTGGACATTTAGAAAATCTCCTAAATTTTTTGATGTTCAAACCTATGTTGGAAATGGTCAAGCTTCAAATAATATATCACACGATCTAAATAGCATTCCAGCTTTTGTTATTAGTAAGCGCACAGATAGCACTGGTAACTGGAACATAGCAGCAAGGCAGTCCGACGGTAAGTATGTTTCTGGGGCTGGCTCATACCCAACAGCATTAAACTTAACCGCTGTGGCAAACGCTATTACTGGCACTAATGGTGCTTCTGATATGAATTTAACATCTACTACCTTTGACGCAAAAAGGCTTACTGGGTGGAACAGCAACGACGGAAGTGGCAATCCTAGTAATATAAATACTGCGTCATACGTGGCGTATTTATTCGCCCATAACGACGGTGACGGCGATTTCGGCTCTGATGGTGACCAAGATATCATCAAAGTTGGTTCGTTTACAACGTCAGGTTCTACATTTATTAATTTAGGCTGGGGACCTCAGTGGGTGCTTATCAAGAATACAAGTGTTGCTGGTGGTTGGTACATATGGGACACCATGCGCGGATGGCAAAACGGAAATATTGGAAATAATAATGATCCGTTTATTTATGCAAATAGTAACCAAGCTGAAGCTGGTTTTAATGGGTTAGATGTAGGTTATCCAACGGCTACAGGTTTTCAAGTATTAAGCTTTGGGGCAGGAAATTATATCTACATGGCAATCCGTGCGCCTATGATTAAAGAGCCAGAGGCTGCTACTGAGGTGTTTAGTATGCAAGCTACTGGAAGCTCAGGTCTGCCAATTTACAAACCTGCTAATGGTGCTAATACCCTTGTTGACTTTGCTTTTATGAAACCAACGGGTGTAGGGCCGTGGTATTCCTCGGCTAGGCTTATTCAAAATTCATACCTTCAGCTTGAATCCACTGCCGTTTCAGCAAATAGCACTAACTTTGGATTTGATTACAGTCAGGGTTGGTATTCTGGCGGTGATAGCCCACGACAGGCTTGGATGTGGACACGTGCAAAAGGCTATATGGATGTCGTGGCATACACGGGAAATAATACAGCTGGCCAAGTTATCCCGCATAGCCTCTCAGTTCCACCTGAGATGATCTGGACGAAGTTGCGTGATACTGGTGCAAATAATTGGTCGTGTTGGCATAGTGGCTTAGGTAACAAAGAGTTTTTAATACTAAACAGCAATGCGGCTAAAGGGTCTAATAACAATGGAGCAGGATGGCTTCCCACAGCCACAACATTTAATGCCGATTATTATATGGGAGGAGCAAACTACGCTACAAATCAAATCGCCTATCTCTTCGCAACACTAGATGGCATATCTAAGTTAGGCTCAGTCTCACACTCAGGAAGCTCAACAAATGTTGATTGTGGCTTTAGCAATGGCTCTAGTTTTGTAATGTTAAAACGTACTGATGCTGCTGGAGATTGGTATGCCTGGGATAGTACTAGAGGTATAGTTGCGGGTAATGACCCATATATGATATTTAACTCAACAGCAGCACAAGTTACCAACACGGATTACATAGACCCACTATCATCAGGCTTTACAATCACAGGTAACTTTACTGACGGCACTTACATATTCTACGCAATCGCATAATCAAACTCATACCAAAGGATCAATTTTATGGGCGAATATAGAATGAAAGACGGATCACTCAAGTCGCAAGGCGAGATCCGCAAGTTAAACCCTAATGTCTCAATACCTAAAGTTTGGAACGCCGATGTCTGCGCAAGCCTAAACATTGACCCGGTATTGGCAAGCCCAGCAGCTACCACAACGGCATATCAAATATCTGTGCGTGACGGCGTTGAGCAGGACGCCAGCGGAAACTGGATGGAGAAATACGTTGCCCGTGAGATGTTTGCTGATACTACTGATCAGGACGGCGTAAAAACCACCAAGGCGCAGCACAAAGCCGCATATCAGGCCGGGCTAGATGCAACGGCGGCTGAAGGTCACCGCACAACTCGCAATAAACTTTTAGCTGATAGCGATTGGACACAAGTTAATGACAGTCCACTAAGCAACGAGTTAAAGACTGCTTGGGCAACTTATCGTCAAGAGCTTCGCGGATTAAGCGATGCAGACGCATGGCCAAACTTGGCAGATGATGACTGGCCTATTGCACCGTAATTTTGGCAATATCATAAGGATGTTAGGAATAAAAAATGCTTTCTGCCATTAATGCTCTTATAGGACCGGTTTCATCGTTATTGGATAAAATAGTTGTGGACAAGGATCAGAAAGCTGCCTTGGCACATCAGATCGCCACGATGGCTGATAAACATCATCAAGAGCTGATGCTGGCGCAAATATCTGTTAATCGGGAAGAGGCAAAAGGTAACTGGTTTCAATCATCTTGGAGGCCAGCAACTGCTTGGGTTTGTGTAGCAGGGTTTGCCATTAATTTTTTGGTTTCTCCATTGGCGGCTCCATTTGGAATAATTGTTCCTCAAGCTGATACAACAGTAATGCTTCCAGTTCTAATGGGTATGCTAGGACTAGCTGGCGCCAGGACGTTTGAACGTGCAAAAGGATTGGAAAAATCTAAACCTGTTAGTGGAGAGAAGTAATATGAGCTATACTATGACATACGACAGCTTGTTAGTTGATCTTCGCCGTTACTTAGAGCGAGGATTTACTGAAGCTAGTGATCAAATAGTATTTGATCAGCTCCCAAGGCTTATCACCCTGGGCGAGCGTCGTATTGCTCGTGAGCTTAAAATAGAAGGCTTTATTAGAGCAGTAAACTTACCACTCTCAATTGGTGTTTCAACATATTTAAAGCCGGATCGTTGGAGAGATACCGCATCAATGAATGTGGCTGGTAAATCAATATT